GTCGGCCCAGTGTCACCAGTCGGCCCAGTGTCACCAGTCGGCCCAGTGTCACCAGTCGGCCCGGTAACGGTCGAATCAGCACCCGTCGGTCCAGTCCCGCCCGTGGCACCTGTGGCGCCGGTCGGTCCCGTGGGCCCGGTCGCACCGGTTCCTCCCGTGGCGCCGGTCGGACCGGTATCGCCAACAGTAGCCCCGGTCGGGCCGGTGGCACCAGCCGGGCCGGTCGGGCCCGTGGGGCCGGTCTCGCCAAGGGTTTGCTCGTCCACGCCCTTTTTACCGGTGATGACGCTGCCGCCCAGGTGATTCAGATGGGTTGCCATCGTGTCCCTCCTTTATTAGGCGGCACCCGGCGTCCCGTAGACACCGCGGGGGTCGCTCGCGCCACAAGAGCTGCGGAACGCCGCCCAGTAGAACTTGTCGCCACCGGTCTGCGCGATCTCTTCCAGCCCGGTCTCCAGCGGGTCGCGGTCATACCACTTGAGCATGTGATCCGCTTTGCGCGTGGTGATGAACCAGGCATCGGCGTCGGTGAGGTAGTCCCAGACCTTGATGTTCAACAGACCGTTGAGCACGTTGGTCGCGCGGTCGGCAGTGTCGGGCCGATCCGTGGAGGTGAGGAGCTCGCGCACCAGGAAGTCGAGCTCGTTGGGGACCCAGATGTCCACGCCCTTCATCGCAATCAGGATGCCGCGCTGGTCCGGCGTCTGCCGCACGAGCGTGAGCATGTCCTGAATGGAGGCGATGGAGGGATCGGAGTCCACCGCCAGCCGGTTGGCCCAGGTGCCGCCGGTCTCCAGCGGGTGGTCCGTGGCGAGCAGGGGCTTGTTCGGCGTGGCGTGCCAGATGGCGGTGAAGGCGTTGTTGAGCACCGCAGCGCCCAGCGTCTCCCGCGTCACCTTGGCGGAGCGGCCGAACTGACGGATGGCCCGGTCAACCTGGCCGTACCGCATGTCGCGCAGGGTCTCATACGAGATGGAGAGCGAGAGCCCATAGCGCAGGTGCTCATAGCGGGTTTTCAGGCCGCTCTTGAACTCTGCCTTCGAGAAGGTGCCCAGCTCTTTCTTCCGCGCCATGGCCGGCAGGCCAATCATGCCCAGGTCTTCCTCGGCAGCCATGCTGGAGCCGCTGACGTTGAAGAGTTGCTCATACATGGAGGGTACGTCCGCGTAACCGAGGCCGAATACCTCCTTGAGGTTTTGCTCGAAAAGCGCAATATCGAACTGTCCGCGTACCATTGTCATCGTGCAGCCCTCCTGTTAGCTGGCCGTCGGCGCCGCGTCACCGCCGGTCGCCTGGGACTTGGCCGTCGGCACCGTGACGAGCGCGTACACGACACCGGACACGTCCACGACCCAGTCAGGGTAGCTGTGGACGCGGAATACATCGTAGGTGCTGTTGCTGGAGGCAACAACGTGCTCACCGGACGCCAGCACCGCGACATCGCGGGTGGAGCCAATGGGCGGGAGGGAGGCATGGTTCTCTACGCGAACCATGAAGAGGACATTCGCCTGCGCTTCTTCCACCATCGGGTTCTCCCCGGTGAGGAATTGCGGGCGATACCGGCCCAGCAACGCCGCCGACGTGGCGGAGGCTTCCTTGATGGTGCCATCGTCGAGCAGCTCGACAAAGTCACCCAAGGCCAGCGTCTCTCCGCTCGCCAACGGGTACTCGTTGCACGGGACCGCTCCGCCCCCGTTAAGGACGGATACCGGATCGGTCGCCATTTTGCGTACCTCCTACAGGATGTGAGTAGACCCTCTACGGGTCGGTATCGCCAGCGCCACTCTGCGGCGCGCTCGACGCACTACCCAGGGCCTCCATCTTGGCACGCAGTTCGGAGAGTTCCGCCTGCATCGCATCCAGAGCGCCCGTTCGCGCCCCGGCTGGCCCCGCCTCTTCATCCCATGGACCGGAGGAGAACTCGCCTCCCTGTCGGCCCTGATACGCCTGTACCTCAAGGCCCTGGCTTTCCGCTTCGTCACGGAGCCGGGCCGTCTCTTCAAGCACACGTCCGCGCACATCGGCGTTTTTCCGCAGGTAGGCGGCACGCTGGGCATAATGCCCTTCGGTCTCCACCCAGAGCTCGCGGTCGCCAATGCGCAACACTTTATCATCCGTGGTGTCGAAGGGCACCTCATCCAGGACGACCCCGCTCCCCGCCATCGCGGGCCGGAGGCCCATCGCATACCAGTAGGCCCGCCGCTTCGCCGGAATCAGGCGCCCCTTGACACCCTCGGCAAACGCGATGCCCAACTTGGACGCCGGAGGCATAAAGTCCTGCGGCAGCGAATCCAGTACCTTGATCTGTAGCCCTTTCGCCATCGTGCCTAGCCCTTTCGGTATTCCGGCATGTTACTGACACGCCGGGTCGCTTCCTTCTCATCCACATCCCATGCGGCCATGGTAGCCCGCACGCGGTCCTGAAATGCCTGATCGCTCGTGCCGCCCGCAACCCCGCCACCCAGCGCCGCGTCCGCACCGGGCTGGCGCGGGGGCACATCCTGCGGCGTCACCGCTGGCTTGAGCGCGCCCGTGCGGAGCTTGCGCCCCAACACGCGGTCCGCCGCGCTCTCCAGATACGAGACCTGGTCCTCGGCCGGCGAGGCCATCCACTGACTGGGCGTAACGCCGTCCGCGCGAATGAGCTCATTCAGCTCCGCCAGCGTGACGTTCGTTATGCCCTTATTCTGCAAAAACAGCGCCGCGTCGGAAAGAACGGTGCCTCCCATACCCTGCGTGCGCGTGTCAAATTCACTGCCTGCCACCTCCATGATGGCCTGCACGACGCCCGGTTCCATCCCCAGACGCTTCGCCAGCTCCCCCACACGGTCCGCCGGCGGTTCAGCCTTGGGCGCGGGAGCGGCGATCGCCTGCTTCACCAACGCCTCCAGCTCGTTAATCCGTGTCTGGAGCGCCGATACCTCGTCTGACTGCCCGGTCGCGGGCGCCGGTGCCGCACCTGCCGCACCAGGCTGTCCTGTGGGCCCGGTCGCCCCTGGATCAATGTGCTCGTCAAAGACCACGAAGTACCTCCTCGCCCTTTACCCGATCCGCAACATACGCCAGGAAACCTCCTGGATTCGTTACGATCTTCGTTAAGACCGCATACTCTGCCTGGAGCCGGGTAATCTCCCCCAGCTCACGCTCGTGTGTGAGCTGCTGGAGGACCTGCTCGCGCCGGCATTGAACGGCATACTGAAACACGCGCCATGCCTGCACCTGTGACAAGCCCTCTATCGCCTCGGCAAACTCTTTGCGCTCGGAATCTTTCACCCGTTACCCCTGCGGGGCGCCGGGGGCGGCAGCGAAAATATCGGCAAATGCCCCCTGAATGGCCCCAGGAATCGCTTCCTGCTCACTAGCATACACCTCTTCCCCTTGGTTGGCAAGCTTTTGCTGCTCGTCCGCGGATAAATTGTCCACCATCGCCCGTCCCTGGGTCTGGAGCGCCTGCCGCACCTCGACTTCCTTACCCAGTAGCTCCTCGGGCACACGAATCCCCAGCTCGGTCAAATACCGGCGCGTCAGGGCGTAGATGCGCAACGGGTTGTACGCAATCAGGGGGTTCACCATGAGCCGTTCGTAGACCTCGCGCATGATGGCGCGCTTAAGTTCCTTGTTGTTGGTCTCCGTGGACCCGGCGGCATTGAACCAGTAGCGCCCGCCCAGCATGGTCACGCGATCCGGGCGCTCCGTGCCCATCCCTGCCTCCACGGGCAACGCCCCCGCCGGCAGATTCCCCTGCTCGGGCACCGGCGCGGCCCCGTCCTCCATGACGCCGTTGTCCGTCGTCGGCGCCTGCCCAGCGAAGGGGTTGGGCTTGGACCCTACCAGCTTACGCCAAATCATCGAGACGGCCTCATTCCCGGCGTACTCATACGAGAGGTCGAGGACGTGCGCGGCGACCTGGGAGAGCCCTCGGCGCAAACGGTTGACAATCAGGCCGAAAAGGACGGACTGATTCGACGCCAGGACCTGCGTGGTCGTGGCGGTCTGGGCGCGAGAGGGCTCCATCCCGAAGGTCTGGTCGGATGTGCCGACAAGACGGTTGACGATTTCTTTACAAAACTCCGCGGCCTGCAACCCCACCTGAATCTGCGAGGGCTTGGCGAGGAGCTTGATGCCATCCACCCGCGTGACCCGCCAGATTTGTCCAGGGCCATAGACGAGATTCTTCTCCTGCTCCGGGGTGATGGCGCCGTCCTCAACGGCGACCGGCGTGGCAATGTCCACCGCCGCCTGGTCAATCACCTGACGCACAATGGTCGTCATGGTGTCTTCCAGGTCCGCCAATAGATTCGGCAGCGACTCGCCGTAGATTGTCTCTTTGTCAGGGAAGGGGCGAATAATCACCGCCGGCCGACGCCCGGACCAGCGCGGGTTGCGTTCGGCGTGCAGAATGGTCTGCGTCGGGACATGCAGCCAGAGGTAGTGGTCCACCGCGGGGTCATCGTCCTTCTTCCCCGGCAGCCGCCAGTAGCAGATGTGAATGTCGTAGGGGCGCGAGACGAAGTCCAGCTCGCCGCCAGAGTAGCGCATCCCGCGCTGGTCCGACTCCGCGGACTTGAGGTGCTCGGCCTCCCCTTGGGTATCCTGGAGCGCCTGGAGCGCCGCCTTGTCAATGAAGCCCTCGTTGCGCAACCGCACCAGCTCGTCGCCCGTGCGGCTCACCTTGAACCAGATGCCGCGGGATCGCTGCACATCGCGCGCCACGGAGGGGTAAATGCCGAACCGGTCAATGGGGACATACTCAATGTCAGGCCCATCGTACTCCAGGTCCTCACCGGGTCGCTGGGACCAGGCTCCCGTCGCCTCATCATTGGTATGGCGCGTGATTTGCCGCATCTCGCGGCGCCAAGTAATGTGCGCCACGCCCACCCCGTCATCCAGGGAGGAGAGCAGCACCGGCTCCAGCGCCTCGTCGAGCGGGCAAACGCGGGTGAACAGCCCCTCCAGGAACTGCTCCACCCAGGGGGCGAGGGCGTCATCTTCCTCGCGCTGGCCTTCCACATTGAAGAGAGGGTGGATGGAGAACAGCACATCGTTGATCTGCGCCGCCAGCCGGTTACGCACGGAGATGACCATGGGCATGGTGATCTCGCTGGCACCCTTCCATGGACGCGAGGTGCGCTTGCGCTGGGTATTGAGATAGGTGCGCCCGGCGGCGATGGTGCGAAGGTAGGACGACCGCTGCTGCTCGGCCTGCGTGATGAGGTCCGCCAGCGTAATCGCCACCTGTTTCGGGTCCTGCCCGCTCTCCAGCACAATGGCCTTCTTGGGCTTCCCCGCCGTTGGGGACTGTGCCGCCGGTGCGACAGGCGCCACCGGCGCCTGCGTCGGGTCCTGCATGAGGACGCTTCCACCCTCAACGGGCGCCATTCCCAGTCCCATACGAGTTCTCCTTATGCGAGATAGGTGGCGAGTGTGTCATCCACAATCGCCTGCGGCACTACCGCCAGTATCGGTTGCGAGTCGCGGCCGGCATCCACAAAGAGCGTCTCGCGCCCGCCGCGGTTCTTCCACCAGAGGACGTGGTCGTAGCTCGCCAGCACCCAGTCAGGGGGACCAATCCCCATGCGCACGGCCTGGTGCCCCGACGCCAGTATCTGACACAGGTTCACCTGCGCTATCGCCAACGTCTCGGGAATCAGGCCCCCGTTGAGCGCGGCGCGATAGGTGTCCGTCAGCAGAATCCCGCCGGCGGTCGCCTCTGGAGCCTCGGCCATCGGCGCAAGATGGACCCACGCCTCACGCGGATGCCACGTCAGGTCCGCTTCGCCACGAAACGCAATCAGGGAGCGGCTCTGGCACATCACGAGCTCCTCGTGAATCTCCACCGCCTGCCAGGGGTTATAGAGCACCCGACGGCCATGAAACCGATGCCAGTCATCCTTCGGGCTCGTCGCGACAATCACTCCTGTCGTCACCACCTCGCGCTGGCGCACGGAGGCCGGAATCGCCAGCCCATCCTCCAGTACAATCGCCTCGTCGAGGAGCGCGACCTCGCCCACGAGAATCGTGTCGCCGCCCGTGTCAGGGCGGTCGGGTTGAATCAACAGACAGCCAGAGCGCGGAATGAGCATCACTCCACCCCCACCTTCTGGCGCCGGGCCGGGCAAGTCTGCGCGCCACACTCACAGAGCAACGGCGTGCGCAGCGGGCCATCCAGCTCGCAGTCCCAGAGCATGGCGCCACACTCGGCGCAGACGAAGCCGCAGAAGCGCGCCGGGTTGCCCTGCTTGAGCGTGCGCGGATGCACCACCCGCGTCACCACCGAGCCCGAGCCCACGCGCGCGCCATAGCCCACCGTCACGCCAGGCAACACGGTGGAGTTCTCGCCCACGCGCGCCTTCTGGCCGATGATGGCACCATTCCCGACGACGCAGTGGGCGCCGACGATGGCCCCGTCTTCGATGACTGCGCCTTCACCAATGACGGCGAACTCGCCCACTTGGGCCTGCCCAACATAGACGCCAGCGGCAATCATGGCCGTGTGCGCGATGCGTCGCTCATCCGACATGGGCCACCTCCAGATTCGGCGGCAACACCACGCGAGCGCCATCCGACAGCATGACGACGCGCTCGCCCGTCTCGTAGAGCCGCAGCTCCACGGGGCATGGCGTCACGTCAGTCATCGCCGGGTCGGCCTTCGCCATCCCAAACGACAGGTAGGGGGCCTCTGACGGGTCATCCGGCGTGACCAGATGCCCTTTCCCCTCGCGCACGTACTGTATCGGCATACTCGTCTCCCTTACCAGCCCGTTGACCGGGCGATTGCTCATCATACGACAGGATGCCTTGACCGTCAACGCCTACGACGGCTTCATTCGTCGCCGCCTCGCGCATGTGTTTGAGCAGCACTTCGTCTTTAGGTAGCGATTCACCACAAAGGTACTCCCGCAGTTGACGCAGACGCGCTCCTCGTTGTCTACCCCGCGATCACGCCGGTCGGCAGAGCGGCACTTCGGAGAGCAGAACATCGGGGTCGCTCCATAGGAATGGAATGTTGTACCACAGTAAGCACATGACAGCTCACGAGAGCCGCCCTTTGCCTTTCGGCACCGCCACCCATCCTTCGCGGCCCCGCTCATTACTGCGCGCCCCGCGGCTGACCGCTTCCACTCCGCCGCTTTTTCACGATCATCCTCCGTAAACACGCGCCGATACAGCGTTGCGCCATGCCGTGATGCATGACTCCGCGCCGGAATACACTCCAAGTTTTCCAGCGTATTATTCAACGGGTTTCCGTCAATATGATGAATCAGATGCCCGTCAGGAATAGGGCCATGCGCAGCCTTCCATACCTCGCGATGCAGCATCTCGACACCAGAAACACGCGCCGCCCATTCCGGCGTGTAGTACACCCGCGACGACCGCCGGCTCGCGTCAGGGTTACGCGAGAACGCTACCCCATTAAATATGATTGTCTCTTTCCCCATAACATAGCGCCTCCTTGCTGGCATTGTAACCCGAAGCATCTCATACGTCAACACCCTACCATCCGGTACTCCGCGCAAAGGGTGCGTCGGCCCCTTGGTCGGCACGGCTTCGCGGGCGTAACCCCTCGGCAATACGCCATGCGTCCTCCGGGTCAAGGCTCGCCACGGCCGGCGGTGCCGGAACAGCCATGGCAATCCCCAATTGCGCACAAAGGTATCGCGCACTGTCTCCGGCGTGATCTTCCCCGTTCGTATTGCAGTCCTCCGGGTTTCGCTCATCGTAAACCAGGTTCGGCAGCGTGCGGATGAAATCGCGACAATTAGAAAAAACACGGAACCGCGAGGTGGGCAGCAGGCGCTGACCTCCGGTGGCAGGGTCCGTGACGACTTCTTCTGTCACGCGAAGCCACTCGCGAAGGATTTGCCAGCCCGGGACGCGCGCGTTCATTCCGGGAAGCACGGGGATGCCACGCGCGTGCAGAATATCCGCAATCGAACGCCCGGTTTCCAGGTCGCGACGACCAAAGATTGAGGGGTCAGCAACTGTCCAGAGTACCGATTCACCGTCAAAAGTCATGGCTTTAATGCGTTCCGCGAGTTGCGAGGGCTTCATGCCCCCCTCATAGAGCTCGCGTACCATGTAGAGCACCTGGTCGGGGCTCAACCACCACCAGTTCACGCTGGAGGGCTTTTTTTCGCCCCAGTCAAGGCTTCGATACCATCGCCCAAGTCCGCGAGGGATGGGGAAGGGTTCTACCACATGGACTTTGGGGTCCCATTCCGGGAAAAATTGGCCCTCAAAGACATCCCACCGTCCATACAGCATCGCCTCACGTTCGCGCTCCGGGAGAAGCTGGAGCGACCGAATGTACCCAGGGTCAATGTGGGGATTGTCCGTGGCAAATGATTGCACGAAAGCATACTGCGCCGGGTCGTCCCCGTCCTCGTACACCCGGTCAATCCAGAGGCGCTTCACCCAACCCAACCCCACGCCGCACGGATTGCCTGTCCCAATAAAGCGACATTCCTGGTCAGGCAGCCCCTTCCAGCGCAGGATCGTGCGCAACGACGCGAAAACGTTGTCGGCGTTCAGTGGGAGCTCATCCACCAGAATGGCGCCCCATTCAGAGCTGTGGTACTTCTCGGGGGCGTCCAGATTCCGAAAGCAGATTTGTCCCCCACCATACGCTGGATGGAGATGAAACTCTTTCTCCGTTGCCTTCCACACCCCCAGCCACTCCGGGTATTCGTACCGAACCTTGACCAATTGACGATCATGGAGCGCCGGGTAGTTCTCGCACGCGATCATTAGACGGACATTCCGAAGATTGTACTTGGTGAAGTAGTATAGGGCGAGGTATACCGCGGCCCACCGCAAACCATAGCTCTTGCCGCCCCCGCGGGCGCCACCAAAGAACACGAACTTACTCGTGTTACTGGCTTCGATCATGTCCCACTGCTTGGTGGTCAGATTACAGAGCTCGGAAAATCGGATTTCCTTCTGTGCCATCTACCGTCCTCGCGGGGTCTTCGTCAGCGGCTGCCGCGGCGAGACCCGCTGCGGCGCTGGTGACGACGGCAGCGAGCCCGGCGGGGGGGCAGCATAGACCCGATGTGTCCCCGCCCGCACCTGCGCATCCTGGGCGTCAATCTCCTGCACGGCCTGCTGCACCGCCACCATGGGCGTCAAGCCGGCGGATTCCACCAGCTCACGCGCGCGCTCCCGGATGAGGTAGCGCCGCTGCCCGGGCTCCAGGGGGCCGCGCTCCGGCACCGGCGTCGTCGCCGTCTTCCGCCCCAGTCCCAGCGTCATGCGCGGGTCCGTCGGGGTGCGTGTCGTCAAGTGCCCCGGCGCCGGCTTGCCCGTCACCTGCGCCCAAATGTCCGCCGGCGACAGCCGCGTCGTCCGCGCCATATCCAGCATCATGTGCCGCTCGTCCGGGGAGGTCTTCGTGCGTGCCGTCATCGCGTGTGCCTTCCTCCAGCGGCCACTGGTCGAAGCCGCCAGGATGAAACAGGGTGGTGCGTGGGGTCGTCGTCGCCGCTACTGCCATAGTCCGTCCTCCGCGGGGTCGAGGTCCTGCACGTCGTCGCGGTCCTCCACATCCAGGGGGAGGGTCTCCACCGTCCGCGCGGCCTCCAACGCCGCCGGGCGCCCGTCAAGCACAATCAGGGTGCGCGTCTCCGACACCTTCTGCCCCGCCGCCGGCGTTCCCTCACTGTAGGCCAACAACGCCTTCGCCGCGTCCACACGCGTCTTCTTCGGCGCGTCCTCGTCCTGCATGATGGTCAACAAGGTATTCAGGGCGGCGTCCATCACCCCCGTGCGCTTCAACCGGTCCGCCAGCGAAGCAAAGACCATGCCGTAGCGGTGCTCGCGCTGGGCATCCAGAGTGATGGCCCCCAGCGGCGACCGCGCCGGCGGATACACCTCCCACGGCGGACGCTCCTCAACCGGAACCAGAGAGTTGGCGGTAGCCATGTGTCCATGATAGCACTCGGACGCCGGAGAGGAAAGGGCGAAAGAGTGTTTGCGTGAGGGTTTCAGGGGTCAATGCAGCGGGGGGATATGTACTACATTTACGCGGGGACCTCTGGGGTGGGGTCTCATCACTTACTAAACGATAAGTAACTCCTGGTATCGCGCTTACTGACCGATAAGTAACCACTTACTGACTGATAAGTAACTTCCGCCCTGGCGGCTCCGGCTCCGCACAGTAACACTTTTTTCCATCCATCCGGTTTAACCTGTATCGCACAGGGTATATACCGCATATAACGCTAATGAAAGGAGCACGCATCATGCTAAAGGACCTTGAGTTACCCGCCGGTGTCATTGTCGGCAAGCGGCAGTATTCAGGCGCGTTTGACCTCGGCGGCCAAATGTGCTACGCCGGATGCGTCAAGCCCGTTTGTGACCGGACCTTGTCCCAGACGGCGAAGCCCATCTATAAAGCCAAGGATGGAATCCGCGTCCAGGGCGGCTGGAAGGGCGCAAAAGGCGCAAAGTACCGCATCGTAAAAAAAGTTTCGGTTTAGGTTTAACTGACCTAAACAACGGGTAATACTAGAGCATGAACGGTTTAACCGCCGTTCGCACAGTGAAAACCGAATAACACGTTTAGGTTTAACCCGCTAGGCTATCGGGTATAACTGATAGTATCGAAGCAAAGGTTAAACCGGGAATTGATAGAGTGAATACCACGCGGCAGTTATACTGACCGGATGCATGGTTATACCTAATTCTCCGGTTTATCCGAGCAAAGACAAGGTTTAACTCGTGCCGAAACGGGTATAACCGAAAGTGTTAGAGGTTTGTACCGTGACAAGCGAACAAGGGCGATGAGCCGGATAGCCGGCACGTTGACAGTGTGGCGTAACTGCTTATGCCGAAAGGCAGGCAGGGACAAGGCAGGCACGGGGAAGTGACTAACCACGGCCGCCCCTGGACCCACGCAGTGAGGCGCGATCTGCTCACGTGACCGCTCACGGATGAGGGTACAGTATCTCGCTCTAGCTTCGCCGGTGCTGCTTGGACAGTAGCCCTGTCCCGCACCGGCCGCTAACTGAATAACAGGCAAAGCAGGGGCAGCGTGACACTGTCTCTCGCGTGACGCCGGCACACTCCCCGGCTGCACGAGTAGCAAACAAATCCCCTAATTATGCCAGCCGGGGAGAGAGTTTTCAACAGGCTCTTTCCCCGGTATGGTTTAAACTATACCATAGGGAAAGTTTAAACCTAACACCTAACCAACAATTTTAAAATGGCATATACGTATCGTAGGAAGGGTACAGTATAGTTTAAACCATACCGTCAGTTCGGTTTAAAACAAACTCGAAGATTTCTCTCTATACCCCCCCCCGCATTTTGGAAAACTTGGTTAGGAAGTTAGAACCTTACCGGGTTCAATCTCGTGGTTTAACCGGCGTGTGCCAATACCGTTGGTAGACGCGGGTTAAACCGAAACCCGGGAAAGAACGAGGTACACTCATGCTCAAAGCGTCCATCAAAAACAACCTGCTCCTGCTGGAGATTCCGTTGCAGGAGCCCCGTCCAAGCGCCTCCGGGAAAACCCTGGTTGTTGCCAGCACGAACGGCAACACCACCACCACGGTGGAAGTGAACGGGCAGCCCGTCATTATCGGGCTCAACGCCTACATCAAAAGGTAGGGAGGACTAATCATGCGCTACCTGTATGGCGTCTTCGCGGGCTCCCGCTTTGCCCTCACCTGGCGCAAGTGGGAGGCCCTCGCCTGTGCCAAGCGTGAGCAGGGCGAGGTCCGCCGCGTGCCCGACACCCCGGAAGTCACCGCCTGGGACGCCCCCACCTTCCGCGCCTGCTCGGACCCCGTCGCGGACTTCCGCCCGCTGGATCATGCCGACACTTGGACCTGTGGCGCCTGCGGCGGCACCTTCCAGAAAACCTCATGGTACGCGGAAACGGACCGCTGGATGCACTGGCCGGCGGGGCGCACGGCGCAACACTGCCGCACCGCCCCCACCGGGCTCTACCTCGCCTGTCCGGGCTATCGGTGCCACACCTGCGACGAAATCCGGCACACCACGCCGGGGCCGCTGGCGATCTACACGAAGAAGGAGGGCTAACATGATTATTCGTCACATCACGCTGGAACAGCTCCAGCAGGCGGCAGACGCCGCCGGGGTCCGCCTGGTGGGCCCGCACACCGAGCACCGGCCGCGCAAAGAAGGGCGCGGCTTTCGCTGCCGCCTGGGGCTCATCGGGGAACAGTACCGCCGCCTCGGGCACACCGGCCGGCGCGTCAACGCGGTGTGCTGGCACGGACACTACGCCTTCATGGCGGCACTCTTTGCGCTCGCACCGGATGCCGTCATCATCACCGCGTCCGCCCGCTATGACGGCAGCGGCGCCTTCAACCGTGAAGTGGGGCGCTATGATGGCGGCCGCGCGTACAACCAGAACATCGGCAGTCAGTTCCGCCCGCTGACCTATGGCGACGCCTGCACCTGCGGAGAGGAGGACTAACATGGCGGGTATGCACGGCAAGAACGCCGTCGTCTATGAGGGCCGCTGCGGCGAGACCTTCCATCCACACTGCTGGTATGCGATGCAGCACCGGCGCATGGTAGAGGGACGTGAAATCCCTGGCATAGAGATTATCCGCTACGACACCCAGTATGACTGCACCTGCCGCGAGTGCGGACAAACTATCCCCCACACAAAGGAGGACTAATCATGCGTATCTCTGACCCCGAGCAAGACGCCGTGCGCCTCGCGCTGGTGGACCCCGAGCGCAACGCGGACTGGCAAGTGCGCCGGCACGGGCGCTACCTCCTGGAGCACCCCGACGTGAATACCTGGCGCGACCCCTATATGCGCCACGTCGCGGCGTGTGTGCTCTTTGACTTCCTCTGCGAGCAGGGCATGAGTCGTGACGGCGCCTGCTCCCGCATCCAAGGGTACTGGAAGGAGGGGCCCGCCGATGCGTGACCTCCTCTCTGACGCTTGGGTCGTCATCGGCCTGGCGTTCATCGTCTACCTGACCCTGGCGGTGCTTGTCGGTGCCGCCTGGGAACGACTGAAAGGACGGAAGAAACATGATAAGCCCCAGTGAAGTCTATGATGCGCATGGGCAGCTCATCCGCCGCGTGAAGAATCTCGGATGGCTGCTGCGCCACTGGAAAGAGGCCGCACGGGCGCAGGTCGTCGTCGGGGACTGGCGCCAAGCGGGCGATGATGACGCGATATTGCGCGTCTACCTCAAGGATGGGCGCCTGTACCGCACGGGCTTCGCCAGTAAAGAGGTGCTCTGGGACTGGCTGGACCGCCCCGTGTTCCGCGGACTGCCTCTCGACTGGCACGACGCTTGCGGACGCCACACCGCCACTACCTGCGGCGGCACGAAACCCACAACCTTGTAAGGAGGACTGACATGGGCAACGCGAAACCCTACAACGGGCACCGGAGCTGGAACGCCTGGAACGTGGCGCTCTGGATCGGCAATGACGAACGGCTCTACCGGCTGGCGCAATACTGCGTCCGCACCACGAGCACGCGGGCCGATGCCGCGGCGCTCTTCCGTGATTCCGTCGGCGCCACCCATACCCCGGACGGCGCCCCGTACAACCAGACCTGTGTGCTGGAGGCCCTGCGCGGGCTGGAGGAATAAGCCATGCCACTCGCTGACACCATCACCGGCACCCGCTGGGTGCTTAAGCTCTACCGGGATGATGACCCATCCAACCCCCGGGACGATGACAACGTCGGCACCATGGTCTGCTGGCACCGGAACTACGACCTGGGCGACGAGCAACCCCGCGCGGACTTCGCGGACTGGCGGCGGGAGCTGGCCTGTGAGCTGGACCCCACGCTGGAGCGCCGGATAGACTACTGGGAGAACGGCAACGGCTGGGTACACCTCTACCGCACCCGCTCCGACGAAGAAGCGTGCAAGCAGTCGCACGAACGTGTTGACGCCCTGGTGGATGCTGTGTTGGCGCGAGAGACCATCATGCTCCCGCTCTACCTCTTCGACCACTCCGGCATCTCCATGCGCACCAGCAGCCGCGCCTTCCGGGCCTGCGACCCTGCCGGCTGGGACTGGGGTGCGGTCGGGGTCATCTACTGCACCCGGCAGCGGGCGCTGGCGGAGTGGGGCAAGGCCGGCGGCAAACTGACACGGGCCGTCCGTGAAAAGGCGGAACGCTCTATGCGCGGCGAGGTGTCCATCTACAACGACTACCTCACCGGCAACGTCTACGGCTTCGTGCTAAAGCGCCAGGTGGACCCGGCGAATGAGGACGAACCGGATGCGCTGGAGGAGGTGGATAGCTGCTGGGGCTTTTATGGCGACGATCCGCTGTCCAACGGTATGGCGGACCACCTGCCGGAGGAGGTGCTGACCGACCTCTACGGCCCCGACTGGCGGGCCAAGTATGACAAGACAACCCTGCGAAAGGAAGTGTAAGATGACTCTTGAAGAACTGCAACGCCTATTCCCCTCCGCCACCAATGAGACGTGGCACCAGCACCCCAATGGCGGGGGCTGGGTAGAAAACACGGCATGGGCAGAGGTGTCTGCCTATGTTGGCCTAGACGCCCAGGTCTATGACGACGCCCAGGTCTATGACAACGCCCGGGTCTCCGGCACCGCCCAGGTCTTCGGCACCGCCCAGGTCTATGACGACGCCCAGGTCTATGACACCGCCCGGGTCTCCGGCACCGCCCAGGTCTATGACAACGCCCAGGTCTTCGGCACCGCCCAAGTTAACCGCGGAACTCACACAGAGACCCCGCTCCAAGTG